ATTCAGCGCCTCACCAGAATTGACTGCGGCGAGTTGGTAGAAGTAGACGGCGTATACGTACCGGCTGAGGAATCATGACAGAAATCGAGGAATCGCTACTAAGCGGTAATGAAGTGGCCTGCGCCAACATCGAAGGCGGTTGTGCAGAAGTAATCAAGAAGGGAGATCCGTACGTGATGAAGGGCTGGTATATGTTTTGCTGCCAGTCTTGCGCGGATGGGGAAGAAGTGTGAAATAAATCCGGTTAAAGGGGGCTATGACCATGGATTGGAGCAAAGGGTACACAGATACTTGCGCTGAGTTGCGGATCCTGGAGATTAGGGAAATGGAGCTTAGGCGGCGCGTGGAGATCGCGCACAAGGTCATTGTGACGGGTGAAGCACCGTCCAGCGGCGATTACTGCCACATACCACTTGATAAAGGGATCGAGCGGTATAACAAGGCGGTGGATGAGCTGACGGAGTTTCAGACCGAGGTAGACCGCATGAAAGGTATTAAAGTGCAAATGGAAGATGCGATGGCGAAATGCACCGACCTGGGCAACCGAATCAAGTATGAACGCCTAGTTAACGGGAAAACGTACAAACAGTTGGCGTTGGAAATGGGCTACACGGAGCAGTATTTGAGGGTGTACAACAGCAGAAGAGTCAACAAACAGTCAACACAAAGTGCAAGCTAACCGTGTTATTATGATAGAGTAAGGAATTGGCGTTCGGTAGCGCGCGAACCGCCCCTAAGCGTCAATTCCTACTGTTGGTGAATCGCCCAGTACCGCAAGGGAAGAGGGGCATCACATATATACCCTCGCGGATCAACACAACGTTGCCTATGGCAGCAGCCAGCAAAGGCGGTCTAAGGTTGTGCCGGAGGTAAGGGATCGGGGTTAGCCCGGTCGATGCGTGGTGGCGGAATAAGACGCTTAGCAGGAGAGATTCGGCGGCGATCATGAGCGCTGTACTGGTGCGCCTGCCTCAACAACAACCGAATCGTGCAAGGGTGAAAGTCCCTTGCCCACGCAACAATTAGCTCACCTGATGGTGGGCTTTTTGCATACAAAAATAGCCGCCTATTGGCGACTATCGCGGTACTGCTCTATTTGCTCTCTTGTCCATATTGACCCACTGGCTAGGCGTTGAACAGGTTCAGGGAAGGAACCGCGTGACATGTATGTAGATACTTTGCGCTTGTCCCATCCCAGAATCTCAGCGGCTTCCTGCACTCCTACCAGCGGGGGGATTAGTTTCCCGAGTAGTCCAACCGGAAGTCATTATAGTCGATAGCGTCGAAACCTTGCTCAGCGCAGAATTCTTCCTCGTTGAAGCTGATCATTTCCAACGCTTCGTTAACTGTCATGCTTTGGTTTGTAACAACTTCGCCAACTTGGATATCTTCGTAAAATACTTTCATGGGTATCATCCTTTCGCCTCATCCGCTGTCTGCGGCTTGTTGGTCGCTCTCTTGTATGACAACATCATACCATGGAGTGTAGGACAGTGTCAACACTTGTTTTGAATTTATTTTTTGGTCTTGCATCGAAGCGACCGAAATACCCAGCGTAAGCGGAGGCCGGATATGAGCTTTTGGGACGCATTTATCCTCACTATATGGCTCTGGTACCTCCTACTACGACTATGGGCGCGAGTATACGCCGAAGCCTGCGAAGACGAGGAAGCAGCAAAGCGGAAGGAGCGGAAGTATTGGAGGGAGCCATGAAACAGTTTATCGAGATCACCCAGCAAGACGGAACCAAGCGTCATATCCAGATCGTAGACATTGAGTGGTTCGATGATAACCCAGGGCACACACGAGTCGTGATGAAGAACCGGCTGGAATACAAGCTCCATGAGAGCGTGAGTGCGGCTGACTTTGCGGCGATGATTAATGGGGGGTGAGGGCATGCGTGATATGGATTTGGTGAGTTTAGGAATGTTTGTGAGCGAGATTCAAAGAGCCGGAGAAAAGTACGGATTCTATCTGCAAAGAGCGGATGTGGTCAGCCCCGAGCAAACCGAGCCAGTAGCGGAGATATGCGCAGGAAGTGGAGATTATGCTATCCTGTTGAAGAATCAACCAATCAGCGAAGGGTAGTGAGTATATGGATCAGAGAGCGCACGAACTGCTGGCGAAGTACAGTAATGTGATGCGAGATCGAGAGAAGCAACTAGAGATTGCATCCAATGAGGAACGCGTGGAAGAGATAGAGCGGCTGTACGCACCGCCATTGAACCAGTTAGCGCGGCAACTTGCGGATCATTTATTGGGTAAAATATAACAATATGAATCACTAAATAGCCCGTATAGGCAGGTAATAGCCGATGATGAAACGATATGAAGAAATGGGGTGTATATTGTGTATGTGATCCATGGTGAAAGAGTGGTGAGGTTCCGCGATCAATCCAGCGCATTCAAGGAGGCTGAGAGGTTGCTGCAAGAGACTGGAACGACTGCGACTCTGATTGATCCTCGAACTATCGTGGATGAGTTGAACCTTAGCAAAGTCGGTAAGCACAAGTTGCTAGGATTGATTGCCATGATGGAGAAAGCGGAGTAAGACAAACTAGGTATATACAGGAGGTGATATGAATGGCTGACCTTAGTCCAAAGCAGCTCATATTCGTGCAAGAATACCTGAGAAGCAGCAACATCACCGCAGCGGCTAAGGCTGCTGGATATTCAGAAGCGACAGCGTACAGTCAGGGCAGTAGGTTGTTGAAAAACGTCAAGATTCAACAGTATCTCAACAAAAATAAACAGAACCTTAACAGGGACTTGCGAGAAATGTTCGCAGCAGACGCTGTTGAAGCCTATAACGTGTTGAAAGAGATCATGAACAGTCCAGGTGCCACGGACAAGGATCGACTGGTTGCAGCGAGGGATTTGCTCGACCGTGCCGGGTACAAACCGACTGACAAGGTAGTGGCAGATGTGACCACCGAGGGAACGTTGAACGTGGTGTTTGACAGTGGTATGGGATGACAACCATTCGCATACCGTACAAACCCCAGCCGAGGCAGATCAAGTATCACAAGGCGCAGGGAATTGACGAGCTGCTGTATGGCGGTGCTGCTGGTGGCGGTAAGTCGGAAGCAACGATATGGGACGCACTCAAGTACGCGTTGCAGTATCAGAACAGTAGACAGGTGATATTCCGGCGTACATTCCCGGACTTGCAGCGGTCAATCATTATGCGGACGTTGCAGGTGTATCCCAAAGAGTTGGGCAAATACAACCAGTCAAAGCATGAGTGGGGATTCGTCAACGGTTCAGTGATCGAGCTGGCCTATTGGGACAACGATTCGAACTATATGAACTACCAGGGCGCGGAGTACGATGTGATCCGCTGGGAAGAGTTAACACAGTTTGAGGAACGATGGTATACCTATATGCTGTCACGGCTCAGGGGAAGCAAGCCATACCCTAGAGCGGTGAAAAGCACAACCAACCCAGGGGGCGTAGGTCACTCGTGGGTTAAACGCCGTTTCATCGATGTGGGGCCGCCTGAGCAGGTGCATGATGTGCAGGAGCGAGACGATGACGGTAATGCGCTGCACTGGCCTGAGGGTACGCCGCAGGCTGGCCAACCAATCATGCGTAAGCGTATCTTCATCCCGGCAAACGTTTTTGACAATCAGGAGTTGATCAAGAACGACCCCGGCTATGTAGCTAGGCTTATGTCATTGCCGGACGCAGAACGCAAGCAGCTGCTGGAAGGGGATTGGGACACGTTTGCAGGGCAGTATTTCGGCAGTTTCAGCCGTGCGATACACGTCATTGAACCATTTGCCATCCCGAAGGACTGGAAGCGATACAGAGCAATGGACGAGGGATACAAAGATCCATTCGTGTGTCTATGGTTCGCAGTGGAGCCAAAGACAGGTGACGCGATCCTATACCGTGAGTTCAGCAAGTCGAAGCTTCTTACCAGCGAGCAGATCAAGGCCGTGCGCAATATGTCGCCGGTTGATGAAGAGTACGTGTACAACGTAGCTGATACGAGCTTCTGGAACAAGAGCAAGACGGAGAACGTCACGCCAGCGGATATATTCCAGCGTATGGGCATCACCTTACGACAGGCCAAGAAAGAGCGCGTGAACGGCTGGAAGCGAATGAGGGAGTGGTTACATCCCCATGACGCCATAGACGGCGCTACAGGCAAGATATACAAGCACAGCAAGCTAAAGATATTCAACACGTGCCTGAAGACCATTGAAGCGATCCCATCCATGGTGCATGACGATACGCACCCGGAGGACGTGGCAGAGCATGCGCTTGATCATATACCCGATGCCATTAGGTATTGGTGCATGTCTATGGCAATGCCGTTCCCGTTGAAGGATTTGCGAGAAGAGAAACGTAGCAGGGTTGAACGGTTCGACTATGACGACGATGACGAGCCGGTAGCAAATACATTCTGGTGAGGTGAGAGGATGAAACGACGACTGGTCAAGAAGTGGATCAAGCGGTACATCACACCGCACATCAAGGATCTGCAGACCACGACTATGCGAGGGTGGGAGAGAGATTTGGGAAATGGAATAATCGAGCCGGTGCAAGGTAGGAACTACACCATCAAGAACGGCTTTGTCACGCCAGAAGGAAACTACCCACCGAACGGCAAGACGGGTCGACACGGGATTATCCGGACGGGGAAGACAGTGCAGGAAATTAGAAGCCGACATGAGGTAGTGTACCTGCGTAACAGCCCTGTGGTGTATGGAAATCGTCTGTATATGCGACTGATTACGGACAATGAGGTGATCAACTGATGGAGCCATTACACATCGTGCTAATCATTGCGGTGATCTGCCAGACATACGCAGCCGTAGTCAACTGGCGCCAGCAGCACACCATTGAGCGCCTGACCGACAAGCTCATGGCAAAGGACTACAACGAGTACAAACGGCACGAGCGCACCGTAGAGCGCAAGGAAGAGCCACAGCGCAAGCCCTTGAGTTACTACGATGACGGGCCGCTGGACACAGACGAGGTTAACTAGGGGGTGAGATAGTGGCGATCATGGAGACGGTGAAGGAGAAGTTAGCCGGGGTGTTCGGTAGTGACGGCGAGGAAGTCAAAGAGCCGATCAACACGCCAGAGCAGCAGAAGATTTTTGCCATGGCGAAGAATGACTATGAACACTTCAAAGCCGAGCGCCAGCGGCATGAAGCCATATGGAAGCAAGAGCAACGGTTCTACAAGGGCGATCACTGGTATGGGCTCAGACCCGATGACGTCAGCCAGCAGCGACCGAACAGCGTGGATAACGTAGCGTTCTCGCAGATTGAGAGCATTACGTCCAAGCTCTGCTCATGGATGCCATATCCTGAGTTCGAGCCACAGGAGCCGAACGACGATCAGAAAGCGGCCGACCTCAACGCGTACATGCCGTATGAGCTTAAGCAGATTAGGTTCCAACAGAAGCACATCCGAGCAGTTAGGCGCATGGTCATCCACGGGCCGCTGATCTACAAGGTGATCTATGACCCAACGGTAGAGGGCGGCAGCGGTCAATACCGGTTCCTGGGTCAGAACGACATTGTGCCGGTTGACCTGGGGACATTCTTCCCGGATCCGAGGATACGCGATTTCATTGAGATGCAGAAGGGCGCGGCGCACATCTTCCACTTCCGCAAGACGCTGGAGTACTTCAAACAGCGCTGGCCGAAGCAAGGCAAGAAGGTGCAGCCGGACATGGAAGACAGCGACGTCAATATCTACGACACCGACGATTACTCGCTGCGTAACTTCAACGCTGACCGGACGCCGGGCGATGGATCAAGCGACGTCAAGACGGCTGGGCTGATCGAGTACTGGTACCGGGGCAAGCCGAAGATCATGAGTAAGGAAGACAAGGACCTGTTTGCCGAGAGAGCCATGGAATACTTTATGAGTGGCAAAGATCCGGAAGAGTTGCAGGCTAAGGCAGAAGGCAAGATGAACGGCGTACATTGCGTGTATCTGAGCGTAGGCGGCGTGTTCCTCGAGCATAAGGCGTATGTGTATGATCACGGGCAGTACCCCATCGTGGCCCGGACGTTGTTCCCTGACGAGGACAACCCGTGGGGCAAGGGCTACATGCGCGATATGATCAAGCCGCAGATCATGCTGAACAAGTTCGCTGAGCTTGCTGTCGAGACGATGGCGAAGCAAGGCACGGCTGGGCTAATGTATGAGCCTGACGCCATCCCGAAGGTGGAAAAGTATCGCCAAGATCGTTCAAAGCCTGGATACATGGTCGAGGTTAACCGATTGGAAGGCGTCAAGGAGATGCAGGGTGTGCAGGTGTCTTCCACGGTGTTCAACCTGTTGGAGTACTACAAAGAGATGTTGCAGAAGATCCCAGGGCAATTTGACAGCGCGAATGGTCAATCGAATAGCAACGTAACGTCAGGCGAGCAAGCCAAGGCACTGATATCTGCAGCCAACAATCGCTTGATTATCTCCACTGAGTTGATTGAGGATGCGTTGTGCGAGGTGTTCGAGCAGTATATCAGCGACATGGCGCAGTTTTACACGACTGAGCGGATCGGCCGAGTCACTGGCAAGCAGGTTAGTATCAGCCGTGACAGCATGATTAGCATGATGGAGTCTGAGATCGAGGTAGACAACCCTGAGACAGGCGAAGTTGAGCCGCAGCAGGTGATGGAGGAATACCTTCCCAAGTTCGATATCAACGTCCAGATTGGCGCTGAGAAGCCGACAGACCGCGAGTATTATATCCAGATGGCCTTTAACCTGCTACAGACGCTTGATCCAGTTACCGGCATGCCGATGATTGATGCGGAGGCCGTTAGATATACAGTACAGAATGGCCGCATGGAATCGTTCGACGTGATCGATGAGCGCATGCAACGAGAGCAGCAATTACAGCAGCAGTTGCAGCAACTCCAGCAACAGAACGAGGAAATGCAACAGCAACTCCAGGGCATGCAGCAGCAGCTTGGTCAGGTCGATGAACAACGCCAGATGATGGACGCTGAGAAGCTCCAGAACGAGCGTATGCGCGTCGAAACCGACCGTATGAAGGCTGTAGGTGATCAAGAGTTCAAGGCTGCTCAATTGATGCAGCAAGGCCAGCAGGCGCAGGACAGGAACCTGTTGAGTATCGCACAAATGAATAACCGCAACACTGGACGCCTCTAGTCGTAGGGCGTCCATTTTATATTCTGCCGCCTGCCATAGCGGATAAGGAGAGGTTTACATGAGCGATCAAGCCGCCAGCCATAGCGACGAGACGCAGGAAGTACAAGACGCACTAGCCGCATTCGGGCTGGATGCACCTGAGCAAGTGGAAGAACCAGAAGTAGCGGACGAGCAAGAGGCTCCTGCCATAGAGCCAGAACAGCCCCGCAAAATCAAAGTGAAAGTCGATAAGGAAGACCGGGAGTTTGACGTATCTGACGACAAGCTGCCGGAGTACGTCCAGAAGGCGTATGCGCTTGACAAGGAGCGTAATAAACGGTCGGAGTTGGAGAAGAACCTTGAACGAGCTGCCAAACTCGCAGGGTTTGAAACAGCCGATGCGTACCTTGCCAACCTGGACAAGATCGAGCAAGAAGCCCAGCAACAAAAGGAGCAGCAATGGCAAGACTTGCGGCAGCAACTACGTGAGGAAGCCGAATACAACGGCCTAGACACCGAAAAGCTGGATGCTTGGCTTGACAATCATCCCCTGCTGCAAGAGGCGCAGAGGGCCGTGCAAGAGCGCCAGCAGTTGGAACAGCAGCAACAACACCAGACAGCCGAGCAACAATGGCAGCAGAAGTGGCAGGACCTGTACGCTGCTTACCCTGAACTGGCAACACCATCTGAGGGAGCGCCTGAGTGGCTGACGCCGGACATGCAAGCGCGGATCGATCGGGGCTATGACCCCAAAGACGCCTATGAGTTGGCGCACAAAGACACATTGATACAACGGAGCAAGAAACAGGCCGAACAAAAGGCCATCAAAGACCAGCGGCTAGGACTAAGATCACAAGTCGAGGGCGATGAGCGCGGAGAGACGGAGCCGGAAGTGCCGGCTGAATTGTCTTCCGCGTTTTCTATGTTCGGCCTGGATCCTCGCTCAGCTAAAAAATACGTAAAAGAGAGGTAATGACCTATGCCACAAGGATTTTCCTTTGTGTTCAATGACTATGGCGCCCCTGAACGCCGCCTAACCGAAATTCTCGCTACCAACGCGGAAGCATTCTCCCAAGGAGAGGCCGTGACGCTGGCTAGTGGCCGGTGGACGAAAGCAGCAAACGGCGGTCCGGTTGCCGGATTTGCTAACCAGAACCTTGCAGCAGGCACCAATCAGAAGCTTGAAGTCATTCTCGCCCGTGAAGGCGATTGGTTCGACGCCCCTTACACCGCTACACCTGCAGGCGGCTTTGTCGTCGGCGTGGATACGGCTGATATCTCCACGGACGGCCTGTCTGTCCTGGCGTCTGACGTCACTGGTGGCGCGTTTAGCGTAATCGAGATCAACACAAATAAACAAACGTGCCGTGTAAAAGTCAAAAAACGGCTGTTCGGCTAAGGGGGAAGCATAGATGCAAACAAAACTACAATGGAATCATAATGTACTGGAACCGGTATTCCGCGAGTTGTACACACGGGAAATGAAGGACAAGAAGGACTATATCCCGATGATGTTCGATGTGGAGACTTCCACGAAAGACACCGAAAGCGTCGAAATGATCGGCGGCGAAGGTCTCATGGAAGAATGGGGCCGATCGAACAACCAAGTATTCTACGATGACGTGGACGAATTGTGGCAGAAGTACTTCAAGCACCGTAAGTACTCCCTGGGCCGCGAGATCGAGCGCGACTTTGTCGATGACTTGAAGCTGACTGCGATCAAGGACCGCATCCGCGGCATGGCTGATGCCACATACAAAACCCAGCAAATGCAAGGTGTAGAGTGGTTTAACAACGGAAATCTAACTGCAGGCGCGGTAGACTTCCGTGGTCGCGTGTACGACGCAAAGCTGCCGGATGGAAAAGCACTGTTTGCAACGGATCACCCGTATAGCCCGACGAACAGCGCGGATGTACAGTCCAACCTGGGAAACTCTCCCTTGTCGATTGATGCGTGGGACAATACAGCGGTTAAGATGCAGGAGTGGAAGGACGACCGTGGAAACCTGATGGCTGTTAAACCCGACACTCTGATCGTTTCGCCGTACAACGCTAGGGCAGCATTCCAGATTGCTGGCATCCCGGGCAAAGGACAAGGGTATGAGCCCGGTTCTTCGGACTTCAACGTCAGCATGTACGAAGGCAATATCAAGGTTATCGTCAATCCATTCTTCACCAACAGCAAAGCGTGGGTTGCTGCAGATAACGCGCGGATGAAGCGTGCTATGAAGTGGTTCTGGAGACGTCGCCCGGAGAGCGGTTCGATTACGGACTTCGACACTGAGGTAGCAAAATACAAAGTGGTTGGCCGCTGGTCTTACGGATGTATTGATTGGTCATTTGGGTTCGGGCATTACGGTCAAGAATAAGGAGGGTCAAGCATGAAACAAGGTACACATTCAGCGGCCCTTGGCATCAAGAAGGTTGGCAGTCCTCCTGCTGACCTTCTCACGGGCCTAATCGTACAACAAGTCACGATTAATCCAGCATCCATGGCAACCGTCACAGGTGCTGTCACATCGGCTGTTACAGTCACTGGTGCAAGGTTGGGTGATCGGGTTGAGGTATTCCCCCCGGCATATGATCTTCAAGGCATTATGGTGTTTGGATTCGTATCAGCAGCCAATCAAGTGAAATTATCATTCTTCAATCCCACCGGTGCAACGATTGACTTGGCGTCGGGCGATTGGACAATCCAAGTGATTCGGAAGTGATCCTATGAAACAAGTGGTAGGTTTCGAAGAAGGCGGCCAAGTTGAGAAGATCGAGTACATTCAGATGACACGCTCATCTAATGACCACGACAAGGAGAGCGTGCGGCTTTGGAATCTGATGCGGAAGACGCTGCTCGATAACAAGCTGATGAAGGAAAAGGACGAGGACTGAGGGGGCTAACGCTCCCTCTTTTTCTTTATGGAGGGATGGTATGTATCGTCTAGAGATTGATGCACTCAACGCTCTTGTGAAGGAGCAGAAACGTACCAACGAGCTGCTTGAGCAATTGTTGGAAGACAAAACGCAAAGGGGGAAGCGAAGTGCAAACAAGTCAGCGTAACCCAGGCTACATGGCCATGGTTGGAACCAATGTCCGCGACTACGGGCCAATCACACCGAACGACAGTGCCAACCTGAGCAAGCCAGCTATTGGCATTCTCGTAACGGGAACGGCCGGGAGCATTGCAGTAGTTAAACCCAATGGCGAGGAAGTCACAATCCCTGAATCCATTGTGGCAGTCGGTGACATCATTCCACTGCCAGCCAAGCGCATCAAGACCACAGGCACCACGGCAACGGGGATATGGGCGGTGTATGGTTCGTGATCGGCGTAGGCGTAGGGCTGGGGTTCAGCAAGCGTAGGCGTGGACGTGGATCGCAGCCACTGGTGTTCGATGACTTCAATCGTCCGGACAATGCTCTTTCTCTTGGGACAGCCAAGACAGGTCAGTCGTGGATTGTTGAGGGTGAGGGTGGCGTGTATGGCATCCAGGACAACAGACTCTATTTGTCAGAGAGTGGCACAGTGACAGAGCCTACAGCCACGATTAATAGCGGTATATCAGATTGTGTGATATCAGCAGAGTTTTATGGTGGCCCAGAATATACAGGTGGCAATCCATCCAGTGGAATCTGCTTCCGACAGACTGATAATTTGAATCTCTTTCGTTTTTACCCAGACAATCTACATTTTCGCATGGCACGTGTTGTAGCTGGTGTAGTGACGGTCATGGGCAGTAACAACGCAATAGCACCGATTAACAATCAGATTCTCAGAGTCGTTCTGAGTGGACAGTCCATCAAATGCTATGTAGGTGATTTATTGGTTTTTGATGTTACACACAATTTCAATCAGACGACTACCAAGCACGGCTTGTACTCCCGAAACCGGGTTGTTACTGCTAGATGGGATAACTTCCGAGTGGAGGTGCTGCCGTCATGATCATAACTGTCCCTATTATTGGATCAGGTACAACGGAGGATCCATACATTGCGGATACTGCTGCCGGCATCTGGTCAGAGGTCAAAGGCGCTGAGGACGAAGAAAATGAAATAACCATTAAGGTCATCGAGGAGGGATAATGTGCCCAAAACGCTAGAAGACGTGCGGGACATTGTCCAGCGCGAAACCGGACTGACTGAGCATGAATCAATAATTTCGTGGTCGAATGATCTTCACATGGACGTGGGCAGCGTTCTGAACGTGCCGGGAGAAACGTACCAGATTGAGCTGAACACCACGGACCTGGACTATCCGCTGCCTGCTGACCTCAAAGAGATCAACCGTATCTGGTCGCAGCGTGACTATGATTCAGGTGTGCAGAAGAACGTTGATTTCCAGCACCGCATCTACAACGGTCGGCTGCAACTGCCGCTGGCATGGCCTACGCTGGATACGCTCAACATCGATTACTACAAGTTCCTGCGGTACTTCGAGAGCCAGACTGACCCTATCGAGTTCCCCGACCGCTACATTACGCTATACACGTCCTATTGCAAGATGCGCTATTACGAGTTGCCCAGCACCATGCAGGCGATCGGGGACGTTCCAGCGCGGCAGAACTTCGAGCGTGCAGCCGGGATGTATCAGGCAATGCGGAATCAGGTCATCCAGAACTACAGCTACACCAACCCTGATTTGACAGTGAAGGAGCGATGGTGATGCTCACGGTCAATGACCTGCTGCCGACAATCCGGGGGATGGTACGATCTTTCATCGAGGAAATCGGCAGCAACCAAGCAGAGCAAGACCTGAACATACGCATTTACTTGAACAATGGGCTGCGGAAGCTCGTACATCTGGCGTACATCGTGAAACACTCTGACCCGTTGACGCTTAACGCGGACGGTGACGCGGTGTTTCAACGCAGTTCGCAAACAATAACGAACATGTACGCTCCGTTGCGAATCCTCGACCCGAGCGGCCGGGAGATCGACAAGCGCACATCGTTTGTGGGAACAAAGGGTTGGTGGCGCGAGTCGGCTTACACGCCGCTTAACATCCGGGGATTCGGGCTTAGCTCGCAACCTTTACCAGTTGGGCAGTACACGCTGCATTACTTGGCCTATCCCGAGCAAGTGGCGCTCAATTCTAGTGTGGTGGAGTTTCCGCAGGCTGGCAGCATGGGGCTGTGCTATTACGTTGCTGCGCTCATTATGGAGTCGCTGCCGGGTGATAAGGACTTGGTAGCCCACTATATGGCGGTATCGCAGCAGCACCTGCGTATCGTGGCGCAGGCCAACATTGACGCTCGTGGACATGGCAGCGGTGGATTCGTGCCAAGTCTCAACACGGTAGACACCGTATTCGACAGGGGAGGGTAACGCATGAGAGAGCCATTTTCAATCGAAGTTTACCCTTCCCTTGGCGTCAATACCGCGCTAAACGTGGCTCAGCTGGCCCAAGGTTCGCAGCGTCGGGCGTATGATGCGTGTATGCGAGCCGTTAACACCATCGGTAAACGCCCTGGCAGCGTCCCTGTCGTGTCCGAAGCGCTGGAGGCACCCATAACCCACCTGACCGTGTACGCCTATCCTAACAGTGTTGACGTGGGCGAAGAGGCGACCTTGGCGGTTGTGGAAGCAGAGTCCACATTGCCCGAAGGTACCTATTACGTGCGCTACAGCTACGTGACGGATGACGGCGAGACGGAGGCAAGCGAGGAAGCCAGCCAAGAGATTGCAGAGGGCGAGGCGCTAGAGTTCACTGTCCCGGAGATCCCGTATCACGCAAACTCGATCAATATCTATATCGGCACTGAGTCAGACACAGGGACATTGCAGATCAACACCACAGAGCTTGTATCGACCTTCTCAGAGCCGATAACCACGGACGGGGACGAATACCCGACCGAGAACACAACGGCGTTCAGGGAGGAACTATTGGCCGTCTCAGGCGATACGCTGTACAGCTACTACAATAACGAGTTAGGCGCGGCAACGATGACCGACCTGCTAGAATCTTCGAATGTATTCACCGAACCATATACGGACGCTAGCGCATCATCCGTCATGCTCATAGCAGATGGAGGAAAGCTTAAATATTACGATGGAAAAGAAGTAAAAGAGGTTGTTCCTGCTGCCAATGATGCAATGCCATTGCCGCCAAACAACCTGTCAGCCATAAACGATATTGGAATTAAGTACGTCTGGTCATACTCTGACTTTGTTTTTCTATCCGATGGTAGACGTTCACTATACTATTCAAAGCGTTACTCGTACGACTATTTTCCAGTGGTTCGCGAAGAAATATACGTTCGTGGTAACGACTATTTTACTGGTCCAGGTATTACATTCGCGAACCTACTTCTTATTCCAATGCGCAAGAGTTGGGCGGTATTGCTAGGCACGCAATTTGCGGAGCCTGGCGCTACTGATCCCTTTATCGGGGGAAGATACCTGAACACCATCGACGGCAACACTTCACCCAGGGGCTTCTGCAAGATCACCTACCCCCAAGGTGGCCAGACTATCGCTTACCTGAGTGACGATGGCGTGTATGAGATATTCGACACCGGGTTCATTGATACGGGGGTGCGGCAATACAGCACACGTAGCTTGATGAAAGACAAGATCGACTTTGCAGAATATCGCTTCACGAACGATGAAAAGGAATCAGCGGTCGCATGGTTCGATAGCGCCACAAGTTGGATGCTGCTTAAGATCCGGCGCGGTGACGAGTTCTTGGTGTTCAAGTACGATACGAGGAACCAAGAGTGGTACGGGCCGTGGAGGTTTCCGTGGGAGATCAACGCGTTTGAAAAGTGGGATGGTAACGTGCTGTTCGGTGGGGTTACTGGCCTGCTGCATCAGTTTGACGAGGACTTGTACAGCGACTGGCAGGACAAGGACAAGACAGAGGGTGTGCCGGTTGATTCCGACGTCTACAGCGGCCTCCTGAGCTTCGAGTTCACTGGTGAGGGCAGTTACCTCCACTACTACATTATCGAGTCGCAGCAGTGGTATACACGCTCTACGCTGGACGTGGCAATCATCAGCGGCAACGGGACGACGAACCTGCCGGATGCGATCAAGAATGAAATATTCATCTATGACGTGGCTGGCTGGGACGACGCCCAATGGAGCAACTTGGACTTCACCGATCCCGTCAACGGCGCCAAACCTATCATATTGCACCGTAAGAGCAAGTATTTTCAGCGGCGGCTCCGTAACAATCGTGACGAGCCAGTCCTGCTGCTCAAGGAGAAATTCAGCGGCACCGCATCAGGTGTGCCGGGAAGGAGATAACATGGGATACGTATCAGAAGCCGATCTGGTGCCGTTGTACGCTAACGCGAATCCGGGGAATGTGGCTTCGTCAGCGGTACTAACTACGGCGGTGCAGGCAACGGTGCAGGCGGTAAATGAGAACTACGAACTGGCACAGGCTACGAACGATGGGTTCTCTACGCATAAGTTCCAGCCAGTGCTTGACCACGCTGACGGAAGTGTGACAGCAACCAAAATAAGAGACGGGAACGTGACCACGCCCAAGATCGCTGAGGCTGGAGTGACAACATCAAAAATAGCTCCTGGCGCGGTAACAGGAAGTAGGATTCAGCCTGGTGCAGTAAGCTCTCAGCAGCTTGACCCGGCATTATTGCAGAACTATGGGGATATTGCGGTGCAAGCGAAGTTTCAACGGGTTGATTCGGAACTTAATCAGATATCGGTAAACATCACGAAGTATAAAACAGGATCGAATTCGTGGAATGACGCTTTTGAGATGGCATATGCTGCATTGCCGGAGTACGGCGGAAAAATTCTAATTCCTCTAACAATAACCATTACCCGAAGCATCAACACACATTCTTTAGGAACTAAGAAGGTATTGATTGAGGGCAACGGAAAAATGAACAACCCTGGGACATCTTATAACAGTGTCATCATCAAGCAAGGTGACTTTGATGGAGTTATTCTCGCACACGGATGTAGTATGTCAAATATTGCTATTGGTCGTGATAAATCATTTGCAGACACGTCCGATGGAATATGGGTAGCTGGTATAACCTGCTCGCTGAATAATGTACAGGTTAACGACCAAGGCGGGAATGGCATACGTGTAGGGTCAAAAAATATTGATGAGAGTAGCGTGCGATACAACTGCAACATCGGTCGCTTTATCAATATTGGCAGTTACAATAACGAGGGTTGGGGCGTTGTAGTTCGTGATGATTTCTCCACGGAGATTAATACCAGTGACGCCAATGCTCTGATGTTCCTTTCTCCTGATATTCGAGCTAACAAATTGGGCGGTATGCTGTTCGAGAAGTGCATGGATAATCAAGTTTACTCTGCTGATTGCGAGGTGAACGAAGGGGAAGCCGGAATCAAAATAGGGGAAGAAACGAGCGGCATTTCGATTTATAGCGCTTATACTGAAAACCATCAAGCAGATCATGATATTTTGTTATCGGAAGGATCACAAAGCAATATTGTTATTGGCTATCGGAGCGGTCGAGTTAATGACAGAATAACCGATCTTGGTAGTGGGAACTTTGTTCTTGGAAAGTTGGGAACTAAGTTTGCAGGGTATTATCTAAAAAACCTTTTTAACATGCAAGGTATTAGAATTTCAGATGAAACAGTTTCAGGATATTATGAAATGGTAGAAAACCCTGAGACAAGATTTTTGGATGTGAAATTTGGTGGTCATAATAGTGATTCAGTAGCCCATTTTAAACATGTCAATGGGACGAATCGGGTGGGTGTCAGAGCAGATTTTATAGATATAAAAGATCGGATCAATAGCGTTCGTTTAAAGCCTGGATTAACAGTGGCATCCTCGACCGTACCGGCTAACTCAAGCGTCACAATTAATGTTTTGGCTACAGGAATTAACGCTAACAATATTGTTGTCGCTAACCCATTTGATGTGTTGCCATCAGGAATATCCTTCTACGCTTTTTGTGTAACGACTAACATTGTTAGGTTGACGCTGGTTAATTCCACATCATCTTCTGTGGTGGTTCCTGAATTGGGATGGAGGTTTGTCGGATTCGATATGACGGCATTGACATAGGAGGAAAAATGAGAAAGACACTATTTTTAATCGCCATTCTTTTTGTATCGATGTCCGCAACCACCGCCGACCCACCCATACCCGAAGATCGCCGCATCACCGCCATAAACCGTGCTTTGGAATCCACGGTCATCATCAAGCCACAGCCTCAACTACGAGGTAGTGGCTTTTTTGTTGCCCCGGACATGGTGCTCACCAACTACCACGTCACGGTGCAGACGCAGGGACAGCTGATCGTCAACCCGAACAAACTGGTGCGCGGCGGCTATCCCCGGTGCATCGGTACGGTGGTGGCAGAGGATCGCATGAACGACCTTGCACTCGTGAAGCTCGACGCACAGTGTCCCAAAGGCAAGCCGCTCACGCTCGCTGACAGCCTTGTGGCAGGCCAAGACGCCTACGCCATAGGTAATCCCGGCAAGCTGGAGTGGATCGTCTCAGCGGGCATTGTAGCGCGTCCGTGGGAGGATGTAACGGGACAGCGGCTGACCTTGCTAGACATGAGGTTAGCACACGGCAACAGCGGCGGTCCGGTGATCGACAGCAGCGGTAAAGTGATTGGTGTAGCGCGGGGGATATACGGTCCGGCAGCACACTTATCAGCTGCGGTTCATCTCGAAGATATACGACAGTTTATAGAGGAGGCAATGTAGATGGCATACAGTTTCGCCAACGCGCAGAAGGCGTTTCAAGCTCAGCAGGCCGCGAGTCAAGCAGCCAAGGCGAGCAATAATTCTAATCCATCAGGTGGGTATATCCCACCTATGCCGGGTACAGCAGCGCCAGCAGCACAGGCTCCAGCGGTTAACGCGCCAGGTGCATACATCCCACCAATGCCGCAGAACGCAGCCACAGCAGGCGGCGCAGCGGCTCCAGCGCTTGGATATGGGGGCGCTCAGTATGGACAATCCGGCGGCGTCAACCGTGCGCTTGAAGCCAATCAAGCGAGATTAGGCAGTGACGATGCGTTCAAACAGAGCGAGATTGCCCGGACGCAGCAGGTTATTGCTCAACGTCAGGCCGCAGGACAGGACATCAGCCAGCAGCAGAAGTACCTGACGCAGAACCTCGGGTACATCCCACCGATGCCGCAGCAGCAACAAGTACAGCCGGTACAGCAAGTGCAACCGCAGCAGCAAAACAACCTGCTGAACACTAGGTCTGACGCTGATCTGAGACAGCAAGCTACCGATTGGTACACAACTGAGCGAGCTGATCGCCAAAACGCTGCCGACACACAAACAGGATCATTAAAGAATAATTTCGACTATGCATCCCAATTGCTGAAGGACAATCGAGCCATTGAAGATGCCAGCTTTGCAGAGAACAATAGCCCATTTAGCGGCGCTACAGAGTACCGTAAAGCCATGTTGCAACGCGGCCGGGGAATTGATGACACTTATCGTTCCCAAGAGCTTAACAACCAGTTGAACGCCATTTCAACCGACATGTATAACTTCGATAAGCTTGCGCCTGAGCGGCAACGTCAGATTTATAATCAACTGCTGCAAATGGAAAGAGATTACGGAATTAGCGTTGCTCAATTGACAGGTGTCTTTAACGGTGGCAGAACGATGGCCGGCGCCGCCTTCGATTGGCAGCAGATGATGGACCTCGCTGGTCTGACAGGGAACCTACCAAACTCGGGAAACGCCGCTAGCGCGTACGGGGCTGCTGACCAACAAGGGTTAGCAGGATATGGAGCCAATGGCATGGGAATGCAAGCCTTGGCTGGTATGGCCGGTACGCGCACACTCGCAGGGCAACAGATGGATCTGACGAACAAGCAGGCGAACCAAGATGTGGCATTTGGTTATATGGATCGGTTTGGGCAACTGGTTAACCCACAAGAGGATTGGTCAGGGTACGGCCGGCAGATCGCAGCCGGGGGCGGCCCTCAGACGCTGGCAGCCAGAGATATGCAATTTGGACAGGACATGCAGAACCGTCAGTTTGAATATGGCCAGCAGCGTGACCTTATCGGGGACAGCCAATGGCAGCAGCAATTTGACCGTGGACGATACGAATCTGACCGGGACTATCAATTCCGCTCACAGCAACAGGCAATCCAGAACGGCCAATGGCAGCAACAATTCGAGTTGGACATTGATAAATTCGGCTTTCAAAAGGCAACGGAAATGTGGAGCCAAGCGTTTACAGAGACCACTTCCAACCGAGATCACCAAGCACGTCAACAGCAGCTGCAACAGTCCATGTCCGAAACAGAACGCCAGTCCGCACAACAAGCCTACAGAAACGTGGCAGAAAGCGGTCTAGTGGTGCAAGGAGCCGACGAATTTGGTAATCCTACAGGCGGCTATACCGTACCGAACGTCCAGAAGTTCCGCGACTACGTACTGAGTCTGAATCTGCCGGATAATGTGACGGATTCGATATTCCTCCAGTACGGACAAGGCCAGTTGGTAAAGGCAGCGCCGTAGGGAGTATTGGCGCACTCTCGCGTAAATATGAAAGCAACGGAGTCCCCGGCACCATCGCACGCAACGCCGGGGATATCGGGGGTGCTTCCTACGGCAGTTACCAAATCGCCACGAACACAGGTACGATGAACAGTTTCTTGAAGTACGCACAAAGTAATGCGCCGGACGTCTACAGCGCTCTGAACGGTAAGAAGCCGGGCAGTGCAGCCTTTGACCAGGCGTGGCGGCAACTGGCGAGCAGCAATCCCAAGAAATTCGAGCAGGTGCAGCATAACTTTATCAAGCAATCGCATTACGATCCTGCAGCGTCGAAGATTAAGCAATCCACCGGATTCGATGCAGCCAAGAGTTCACCAGCAATCCAAGACGTGCTATGGAGTACGGCGGTACAACACGGTTCCGGTGGTGCTAATACCATCTTCCGCGCTGCTGGGATTAAGCCGGGCATGTCGGACCGTGAGATTATCCAGCGAGTCTATGCGGAGCGAGCAGCGAATAACGGCATGAAATACTTTAGCAAGTCGTCTGAATCGATCAGGAAAAGCGTTGTGAACCGGTTTAAACGTGAAATGCAGGATGCACTAGGCCGGATATAGGGAGGGTTGAAGATGTCGAAATACGATGACCTACGCAAGAAAATAGGAGCAACCGGGTCGAAAGGTCGGAGTAAATACGAGGAAGATCGTCAGAGGGTCTACAACCCTCCACAGCGGCCCGTAACGCCTGCACAGTCGTTCATGCAACCAGCAGAAGAAATGAACGCATTCAACGCCATACAGTCGTTCCAGCAGCGGAATCCTATTCCTGAGCCGACACCTGCAGCAGCACAGGTAGCGCCGCCGCGTCAACCAACGGCCGGGGACCTGTGGGCGCAGGAACAGCAGCAGAAGCGCCGAGACAATGACTTCTTCCCCGAACCGGTGAACCGAGTGCTGGATACGGTAGCAGGGTGGGGGGACAACTTGCTGACGAACAACCCCATCGGTCGCGGTCTGAATAGATTTTCTCAGGGGGCAGCCGGTGCAGTTGGAGTGGATAGCCAAGCAGCTGGCGCAGCACCGCGTGAGTCCACAGGAAACCGCTTTGCCGATATCGCAACGGATATCACAGGCAATGTGGCCGGGGTGCTAACCAACCCAACCAACCTCAGCCAAGGGCTTGTATCAGCCCCGTACAGAGCAGCACAGGCATTAACCCAACGTATGGCACCTAAAGCCCCACAACTCGCTCAGAGAGCCATTGAGGGCGCTGGAGTCGGCGCATATCAAGGCGCTATCATCGGTGGGGCTCGCGGTGAGACAGAGGTAGGCGAGATGGCGCGTAACGTGGGTCTTGGCGCTGCCACTGGTGCTGTAGCTGATCCGCTCATGTCATTGGTAGGCAAAGGATTGTCGCGACTATTCCGGCGCAACAACTTGCCTGAGACGGCGGCACAAGAAGTGCTTGCTTTGCCTGAACCACGTTTGAACGTCGAGCCGCCAAGCCCGTTAGGATTGCCTGAGCCTCGCGTGCTGCCGGCTACAACGGCCCGCGCAGGTCGTATCGGCAATCAATACCGCCAGAAGTTCGAATCGCTCATAGCCGAAGCTAGACAGCTTGAAGCTGATGGAAAAATGACACCAGGACGCGAGATGGAAGAGCTGGAATCCCTATGGTCAATGCGTGCTGGCCCGGACGATCCGGGGCTTGACGAGTTGATCAATCGCGCATACCAGCCTACACCTAACCGCTTGAAGCCAGACAGCCTGCAGACCGCCCGTCAGACTCAACTGATGCGTGATGCTGCAGGCGTTCGTCCGCTAGTCCGTTCGCAGGCAGACCGGTATCAGCAGGGTGTTATGGCAGAGGCCGCACCGATCAATCAACGTGTCGGCAGAGCGCCGCAGGAGGTATTGCCATCATCGCCAGAGCCGCCAGCACGGGCGAGGACGGACGTTACACCTTCGCAGCAACTGGATGAAGCTGTTCAATCAGTACAGCAACCACGATTCCGGGATCGCGTGTACAACTACTTGGACGAAGCCGAGCAAGCAGCGCGTAAACGTATCGCCGGGCGGCGTAATCGGTTGAGCGCCAACCCTATTGATGAATGGGCCGACCATGGTATCATCATGGCCGCGAAAGTAGGTAAAGGCACCATACGAGCAGCAGATTTCACTGAGGAATTGGTGAAGGAGTTTGGTGAAGAAATCAGACCTCATGCCAACGCCGTCTTGCGCAAAACAAGGGAAGTATTGCGCCAGCAAGAAAGGAGAGCATCCAAACAAGGCCAAGCCGCAGCAGAGTTTAACGCAGGCAGTGGGGATGCCACAACCGCCGCAACGAAGATCAGCCGTAACGTTTCCAAACGCAAGGAATCATTTTCCAAACGTTGGGAGAAGGTGCGCACCCAATTCATTGATGACCTAGCGCCGTTGGAGCGCTTGGAGAAGAGTGTCAGGGGCAAGGTGGCGAGCGCAGAGGACAGCCTTTATAAAGCAGCCCGGTTGCACAAAGGGACGCCAGAGAGGGCAAACCAGATCGTCAGAACACGCCTTGCACCGATCATTAACAACTTGGAAGCCAAAGGTATCTCCAGTGACGACTTGGGCCTGTATGCGGTCGCCAGACATGCACAGGACGTCAATGCAGCCGGCTATAAGTCAGGGCTAACGGATGCGGAGATTGCGGACGTTTTGCAGAAGTTTGGCACAGAGGAAATGGAAGCAGCACGTCTGGAACTGGTGAAGCTTAACCGCGAAATGCTAAAGGAGTTAGCGGATAGTGGAGTAGTCAGCAAGAACCTTCAATCCGTGCTGAATGACCGCTGGAAGAACTATATCCCATTGTTCCGTGAAATGGATGACGAAATGGTAGGGTTCAGCGGCGGCAACTCCGGCGCACTGGCAAACGTGGCCAGCCCGATCAAGGTGCTGAAAGGTTCCGAGAAGCCGGTTATTGATCCCTTTGAGAACATGGTGAAGAACATCTTCCAATCTGTATCTGCGGCCGAGCGAAATAAAGTAGCTCAGCAATTGGCTAAGCTGGCCAAGATAGATAAGGATGCTTCCTATATTCGTAAGCTTGATCCGGAAGAGCAGGTGGGCCGCAAGAACGTTGTGAACGTCAAGGTAGACGGGGAGAACGTCAAGTACGAGGTTGATCCTGAGGTATACAAGGCCATGCTGAACATGGATCAGGAATCATCTAACATGCTGATTAACATCCTGTCCAAGCCGGCCAGCCTGCTACGTGCCGGTGCAACGCTGACGCCTGAGTTCTCCCTTCGGAATCCTATGAGGGACGTGCTGCAGGCGTTCGTGACGAGCAACAGCGGATTTAATCCAATCACTGACTTTGGCGCAGGCTTAATTCAGTCGATCAAGAAAGGCCCATTGTACCAGCAATGGCTTGATAACCTGGGGGGATACGGCAACATTATCTCCCAGGACCGCAACTTGCACCGGCAAGCGCTAGAAAAAGTATTGAAGCAGCCAGCAGGCAAACGGTTTGTTAATGTGTTAAACGGTCGCACCCTGCTGGATGTACTCCGGGCCATCGCAGACACCACTGAATCAGCTACAAAGGTTGGTGAGTTCCGAGCCGCACTGAGGCAAGGACAGACACCGCAGGAAGCAGCATATCGCTCCAGAGACGTCATGGACTTTGCCCGGGCCGGTACCGGGATACGGCAAGCTAACCGCGTGGTCGCGTTTTTGAATGCCAACTTGCAGGGTAAGTCGAAACTCATTCGTTCAATTAAGGAAGATCCGGTCGGGACGACTACGCGCATGGTCGCGGCGGTTACGATCCCCACTGCGGCGATATTCGCCAGTAACCGACTGTATGCCAACGATACGCAGAAGCAGACGATTGCCGAAGCTCCCGACTGGCAACGCGACACGTTCTGGCTGATTGCCATACCCGGTACAGATCAGGTAGCCCGGATCCCGAAGCCGTTTGACATCGCGCCAATCTTTGCGAATCTGCCTGAGAAGGCGCTGCAGTTCGTGGTTGACAACGACCCCAAAGCCTTTGATGGCTGGGCGCGGCGTACACTCGCAGACGGGGCGCTGCCTTATCAGCTGAGCGGCCTGCTGCCGATTGTGGAGGGCATGGCCGACTATTCGTTCTTCCGGGAAGGTTCAATCGTGCCTATGCGCGAGCAGGGGCTGCAGAACGCAGACCAGTATGACCCGGTACGCACCACAGAGACGGCCAAACTGCTAGCTTCTGGGGTCCGCAAGGTGACCGGCGACAAAGGGCCGTTCAAGAACTTCGGTTCACCGCGCATCATGGACAACACCATCCGTGGCTTTACCGCCGGGCTTGGAACGTACGCCACGAGCGCAATTGACACCATCCTGCAGGGTAAGATCGGGGGCAAGCAAGTCACGCCGCCGTTGGTCAACCGTCCTGAGGCACCAGCCAAACGAGCGGAGCAGCGGCCACTGGCTAAAGCCTTCCTCATCGACCCGATGCAGGGTGGCAAGTCGATGGATAAGTTCTACGAAGAGCGCGAGAAGCTGCAGAAGCAGAAGGCGTCCGCGCAAATTAACAACAAGCCGTTTGACAAGGGACCTCTGCTGAAATACCTGGATGGCGTGTCAAAGAAAATGAGCGAGTACAATAAGCGCATCCGGGAGATTGAATCCAGCGACATGAGCGCCAAGGAGAAGCGCGAACGGATCGATCCTTTTATTAAAGAGCGCAATAGACTGGCTCAGGAAGCCGTGAAGCGAGGGAACCTGAGATGATCGAATTCGACGAAGAAGAATCAATATTCGATGACCAGGGGCTATCACTGATAGCCTCTTTTTGCGGCCCAGAAGTGGCAGAAAAGCTGAAATACAAGAGGGAATGCGATGCTGGAGTGGATACAGTTCGGGCTAGAAACGATAGTGAACATTACGCGGTACGAGCTGAGCTTGACCGCGCTTTTTGTGTCCCTTGTGGCACTTTTGAGGATGAATGTTGTCAAAAAGAAACTGGCCCGGACGTTTCCTCGGCTAGCGCGTGAAGACAGCGAGGTTAAGAATTACGTTGCCAATCAGGCGCGTATTGAGATGAAATTAGACTCTCTATTAATAGAAAGAGGGATCGTATGGCATGGTCAACCCGAGACGCTGACAAGTGGAGTGACGAGCTTAGAGCCGTCGTTAACATCATCACCGGAGGACACACCAGAAAGGAGGTCAAACATGAAAAAGGTCGTACTTGATCCGGGACACGGCGGCAAGGACCCCGGGGCGCAGGGCAACGGGATCGTGGAGAAGCAGTACGTGCTGCACGTCTTGATGCGCGTGCGGAATAAACTCATTGCCGATTACGCAGACGTTGAGGTCGTCATGACACGACACTCGGACGTATTCATTGAACTGGTTGACCGCAGCTACCTGAGCAACTTAGAGGGGGCTGCTCTGTATGTGTCAGGACACTTGAACGCTGCCGGCGGTGCTGGGGGCTTTGAGACCTACCGTTACCCATCGACCCGTAACAAAGACATGCAGGACATTATCCATGAGGCCATATACAGCAGGCTGGTGAAGCTCGGTCCGGTCCGGGATCGCGGCAAGAAGCAAGGTAACTTTAGTGTCCTGAGAAAAACCAAAGCGCCGGCCATCCTCATTGAATATATGTTCGTCGATGTCTTGGCCGATGCCAATATGTTGAAGCGTGAGGACGTCACTACGGCCTGTGTAGACGGCACAGTGGCAGGCATAGCAGAATACCTCCAGTTGACGCCGAAAATCGGTAACGATGAAATCACCGTTTCTTTTCGCGAAGAACAGACGGTCAAGGGGTATCTGATCGACGCCCACACCTGGGTGCCGTCTCGCCCTACGGCCGATATCATGGGGGGCTATGTCGTGTTTGCTGCTCGAACGGTATACGTGGATAATGTGGCCTACGACACCCGGGTTATTAACGGAGTCGGTCATGTGCGTCTGCGGGATCTAGCCGCAAATATGGGCGCCCGGCTGGAATGGAATCCTCACGAACGAAAAACTATTGTCAGAATGAAAGGAGAATGAACATGAACACACTTATGCTTACACTGGCGATTATGACAACTGGGATTAGAGACTTGGTGGTCGATCATGCCCAGCCCTATATTATTACCATCGTGACCGCAGTGATTGGTCTTGTGGCAACTTTGTTATTGGGGCTGCTTAAGACGCTCAAGGCCAAGCTGGATATCTGGCTGGATGCTAAATTGAGTGTAGAGCAGCGTAACCTGCTGCACAAAATCGGCAAAGAGGCATTTACCCACGCAGAGACGGTCTATAAATACGCAGACGGAGAGAAGAAGCTTGATCAAGCCTACACCTACGCCACGTCCAGGCTGGCAAGCTTGGGCATCAAAATGAGCGAGCAAGAGATTAAAGCAGCAATCCATGAGGCGTGGCTGTCGTTTCAGCCGGAACCGCCGCGATTAGATTAGGGGCTATCATGCCCCTCTATTTTTTTGCCCAAAAGTGGTACGATGGTTTGGAGGAGGGACTGTCGATGCTGAGTAGAGAAGCAACCGCGAAACTGTATGCCAACGGAATCTGTCAATGCATGGCCGCAGGGAAATTCCGTTGGATACCGTTTGAAGGTGTGAAGGTATATATGTGCGTGAAGTGCGTGAAGCCGAAGTATTGGCCGCCAGGAATGCAACCGTATTGACCACACAATTGACCACGAACGATTAAGTACAATTGTTTATTATTTGTACACTAGGTCAATAAGAAGACCTAAATACGTAATATTTGTACGTTTTAAACGATGTGAACGCAAGGTGAAGTTCGAATCCAATTACACACGAATATCCTAAATACCCGTTATATCAACGTTTATACCTAACATAACACATTGTTGACCACTCGTTTGACCACATCGCTATAGTTATCCACAGGTTTAATCACATTTCAAACACTGATCCGAGTTTGTCCGCAAGACTCTTTTGCATCGATGGCAGCACATGAGAATAGGTGTTCATTGTTGTTGCGATGTTCGTATGGCCGAGTCGTTCCTGAACCACTTTTGGATTCTCGCCCATCTGCAGCAGAAGTGTTGCATGCGTGTGCCGCATATCGTGCATCCTAATCTTAGGCACATCTATTCGAGCCAGCTGTTGCTGAAAGTCCTTGTCCAAGATAGAGGGGTAGGCTATGGGATTGTTGATGCCTGGGACTAGAAGATTCAGTTCATTGGCCGGCTGCTTCATTTTATAGCGCTTGAGGTAATTCACGACAAACTCAGGGATCGTAATCGGTCGTTTACTTTTGGCCGTCTTCGGCTCTTTTAGATACAATTGGTTATTGGCGTAGACCACCGTATATTGTACACTTATAATACCAGCGTTTAAATCAATACTGTCCCATTTCAAACCCAGGATCTCTCCTTTACGCATTCCCGTGGTCAGTGCCAGTAAGTACACCACATGGAATCGGGAGTCCTGGGTTTCTTTTAGGAATAGGTTCATCTGCTCTTTAGACCACACCTTCATCTTGGTAGCCGTGTACGAGGGCTTGCGGACGCTCTGCACCACGTTCTTGTTCACCAACCCCCATTGATGCGCCACCTTGAATACCTTCCCGAGAAACGTCCCTAGATTCTGTATGAGGCCGGAAGAAAGCCCCTCGTTGATTTTAGCTGCATAGAACTTTTGGATGTGAGCCGGTGTGACTTTAGTAATAAGAATATCCCTGAAGAAGGGGTATATGTGATTCACAGCATAGGCCTTTTGCATCTGGTACGTATTGGCGGCCACCGTATGCTTCACCTGATCTTCCAGCAATTCTGCGGTGAAGTCCTTGAGTTTGACACGGTTGTTCACGAAGTCGCCGCGCTCGATGTCCGTAATCATAGCAGCTGCAGCTTTCTCAGCTTCCTTCTCACTGGCGAATCCACTGACGGTCTTCTGCTTCCTGGCGTTGGTGATCGGATCTCTGCCAATGTCGATAGTAAATGACCACTTGTTACCGCGTTTACGAATGTACATAGCAATCCCTCCTGTACGTCCATTATAGGGAAATGTGGGCAAAAGAAAAGCCCCCGGATCGGGAGCGCTGTGGTATAATCTGGGACAGGTACATAGAACGGCTAATAAGGGCGGTCGGCTAATCTCCCGGAAGGGAGGTGAGGCCATGGAGGTTAGAGACGCGATAACGTTGATGATTGCGTTCGGTGTGTTGATCATTTCACTCATCGGTCTGGTCGTTAATATCGTCGCTGCTATGACCAAAAAGAAATAGACCGCCCCGACCAAGGACACGGTCTATTTCCTGACTCAACTCCGTAAGCCGACCGCCTTTAAAGCGGTTGTGTACCCGGGGGCTGTTAGCGCAGCTCCCTTTTTCTATTGTAAGCATATCATAGGTGGTTTAGACGTGCAATCTTAGCTTTCTACACCTTGTTTGTTAGGTGGTTTTGTGAAGTTAATTAATACTATAAAAAATACTACAGTACTTACTAGTAAAGTCCAGGCAGCTATAGCGCCTTCGCTGTATCCAAAATAATCTAATACCTTATATACAAAAATAAGTTGACACATGAACGAAACCAAGAACAGAAAAATTATTGCGATTTTGATAAAGAAAGAGTGATGCTTTTTTGAATTGAGAAGTCTTATTACATACAGACTGATGATTAGTAACGGGATGAGCATGAAATACATATAACCATTCCCTTTGGTTGTGGTTTAGACGAGAAACGGATCATCTGTATTGTGAATAGTCTGGTGCCGGTTCTGGTTCTTCTCTGTACATTTGCTGTAGCGTGCCTATTCGCCCGTAATAAAATGCAATGCTGACCAAAAAAGTTATTAACCCAACAAGTATCAATCCCAGCCAACCAAAACCGAACCACAGCAGTATGAAGTTTATAGTGCTGGTCCACAAGAACACAAGAGTGAATGATTGCTGATCAGTAATAATGAATAAGGACCAAATAACTCCTACGGAAAAATAAAGCCACTGATTCCCGTCATACACATCAACAAAATAAACCGTAATGTACAATATCATAACTGAATTAGCTAGACCGATGATTACATTTTTAAGAAGAACCGCTGTAATAAATGTTTTTGGTCGCTGTTCCATTGCACGCTCAATGTTTCCTGATTTAGATATAATCCACGGCATCACAATTAGTGTTTCTAAGAGGGCCGCAGCCAATCTAAATATGTACCCAGCAATAAATGCGGCAATTAGAAATCCAACGAAAGTCCACATATTTTCCTCACCATTTTCAAATAACCTCTCCCTTAGGTAGTATATCTATATATCGTCCATACCGGCGTTAAATGTAACATCTTGGGCATAATTCCAGATGGACGGTGATAGATTGATCATACCATTAATATAAAGAGAGATCGATAACCAAATGGGAGATTTTGCATTGCCAACTCAACCATAACATGGTTAAATGGTATCAAAAATGGCGGCATCCGACAGGAATCCGCTTTTTTCGTCTCTGTTACATGTTTGAGAGTATGGGGTACTTATATATAAGTACCACTGCGCAAGAGTAGTCGCCTACTCCCCGCGCCACTCCCACTCGTACAAATCATCGATTACTACACCAAGAACCTCAGCAATGCTTTTAGCCTTATTGAGTCCTAAGACGTGCCGTAAAGATACATAGTCGTTCATCTGCTGCTTGGAGATGCCGACCTGATCAGCAAGCCAAATCTGAGTTTTGCCCATCTTCAATAATAGTTGTGGGATGCGGCAGCGGACGATTACCGGAATCATCGCACATGCCACCTTATATTTTTTTGCCCTTAAACCGAACACTTGTTCCTAAATAACAGCCGATGTGCTATCATGGGAATACTAAAATCTACCGGCTGCACAAAGAGGGGTTCTGCGGATGCTGAGAAAACAGCAAGATCTTGCCAGAGAAATCATTCGTATTAAAGGTTTAAAAGTGAAGGAATGCGAGCTTATTGATTACCTTTCTTCATCTTTGCAAGAGACAGAATCAATTCCCTTAAAGCCTGGTGAGCCACTGGATCATCCCGAAGGTTAACTCCGTAATGCTCTTCTGCTTCTCTAATAACCTTGTCATAGACACTTTCGGGGAGCGAATAGATTTCGCTCTCATTTTTGTATTCTTTATTTCTTTGATCAGTTCGTTCCATTAAATAATCAACTGAACAATTAAAGTAATCAGCAATTAGTTGTAACCTTTCTTGCTTAGGCATTCCCTCATCCGATGATTCATATCTTCTAATAGTAGATGCTGGTACTCCAAGTGCATGAGCAAGTTCATCTTGAGTAATTCCTCGTTCGGTCCTCAATGTTTTTAACCGACTTTTAAACGACAAGTCAAACACCTCTCATTCCTCCTTTGATTCTAATATAAAATGTTCACGAAATAAACGTTCAGTTATTGAGCAAAAAACTGTTGACAGGCTCAGTTAATGAGCATATACTATGTACAAGAAGTTCAAAAAATGAGCAGATCAGAAAGGAGTTGAAAAACTATATGTACAAGCCTCTGGACGCGTTGATTCAAGCTAGAAAAAACCTCGGATTAAATCAAGAGGAGTTCGCAAAAAGAGCAAAGATATCTAGGCCAATGTTGTCCCATATTGAGCGTGGTGCATCGCTTCCTTCGTTGGAAGTGGCGCACAGGATAGCCAAGGTTGTTAACTCGACAATCGATGAAATTTTTTTTAAGCGTAAGGCTCAAAAAATGAGCAAAAAGGGTGCATGACCTTTGAACCAATTGTACTACCAAATGAAACAAAAAGGGAGTGATGGAATGAAACTGGTATTTATCGACAATAACCGTCCTGTTACTGACAGCCTGACCGTCGCTGAAACTTTCGGCAAAGATCATTCAAGAGTCATGCGAGACATTAGGGATCTTGGTTGCAGTGAGAAATTCCGAGTCGGCAATTTCGCCGAGTCGAATTACATCAACCAACAAGGCAGAGAAACCCCGAAATTCCTGATGACTGAGCAAGGATTCACGATGTTGGTTATGGGATACACCGGCAAGAAGGCAATGTCCTTCAAGGAAGATTACATCAATGAGTTCATCCGTATCCGCTCAACACTGGAAAACAAGGTTGAAGTTATGAGCGAGCGTAAAGCACTGATTCAGTCGCTTAAGCTCACTGCTGAATTGGCTGACGAATTGGAAGAAGTTAAGGAGATCGCACAAACACACGGCATGAAACTCATGGAGCTTGAATCCAAAGTAGATGAGCAAATCACTATCGACAGTGGTGATCAGCGCAAGGTACAGAAGGCCATTGCCCGTAAGGTTTACACCATTGAAGAAGATCAAGAACAACGCGCTTTGTTGTTTCGACAACTGCATCGAGAGATCAAAGATCGCTGGGCGGTGCCAAGCTACAAAGATATTCGTAAGCATGAGATTGATGGGTTGATGAGTTATATCGAAGCTTGGCGCCCAGTCGCATCTTAAATAAGGAGGCCCACCATGAAAACGATCAAAGATTATCCCATCGTCCTCAAAGCCGAACATGTCGCTGAAATTATGAACGTCAGTAAGTCAGCAGCCTACGGATACATGAGGCTGAACGGGTTCCCATCCTTCAAGATGCCGGGAACGAGCGGATCGGTGCGAGTGATGCGAGACGCGCTGTACGCCTGGATGATGGAGCAATGCGCTGGCGAGGGAGCCTAAAAAGAGATAAGGGGAAGTTAAGTGGACATTAGAGAGATAAGCCGGCAGATCGGCACAAACGAAGAAGCTGCAGCGGCAGCAATTGGAGGAACTATGAAGCTAGTACGATTTAAGATGGCTGAGCATCTGCAGAAGAGGTTGCAATTCAACAATGGCATGCGGATGCTCGTGGACAGCGAGTTTGTGGAAGAGAACTTTGAAGTGGCTATTGCTGAAATGGACGTGCATATAAAAGAACGCGAGCGGATGCGCAACAAGATTACGGAGCTGCTGCAGCGTATCAACGAATTGGAGGGGAAGTAAATGCTGGGACTGGCAAGCGAGGTCAAGTCTATCAACTTCGACAACCACAGCCACTTAGTTAAGTTTTTAGAAGAAAATCCGAACGTTGCTGTCATGGACATTAGACATTCTGTATTAGCAAATAACGCAAGCAGTTTTGTTTCTGGCACGGATCGGCACTATTTCTTTCTGATCTATAAGGAGGTTGATGGACCATGGAACACCCAATGATCACGCGCGTATTGCGCACCGGCTACCCGACACCACCTGTACGCAACCCCCGGCCTCATAGCGTCACGGCCTGCGAATGCGGCGAGTTTGAAGCCGTAGCGATCCATGGGCGCCAGAGACTGTGCCACAGCTGCTTGGAAGGCATTATGAACATCACACTACTCTAGGAGGAATCGAGATGGAAAGAGAAAAGTACGCACGTTATTTGCGCCAGCAGGCGGAATCGTTGAAAGACGCAGCAGATCGGATCGCATCCGGACAGGACGCGGTAGACATTGATTGGGAGATTGATTGGACGCTGAATCGTCAGAAGGACTATTTCGAGGGGCGGCAGACCGTATGACGAACGCTGCTGCAATGGGATACATGCTGCTGGCGGCGCGGCGGTTGAAGTTTGACCGCGCCATGACCGCGGCGATGGACGAGCATACCGAGCAAGAAGCAGAGGAGGCATACCTCCATGGGTGAATTGCAATGGGTTAACTTGGTCAGCGGCTGCTGCCACCGGGACATCATCAGCACGACGAAGCTTGAGTATCCGCTGGGCGGCAGACATTGGTCGCAAGCGTACAAAGTGGACATATGCTCCTGCTGCGGCAAAGAGGTAGAAGAACCAGTTGAGGTCTGCGAATGCTGCGGCCTGCAGGAGTGTGAGGAAGCATGAACACACACGATGATTACCGCTGGCTGCTGAGGAAGATGCGCACCTGGGGCATCCCCATTACCAAGCGCATGGAACGAGTGATCTGTCTGAGCGCTCACAGCAGAATGCCGGCACAAAAAAGAGCGGCCGCCGAGGCAACGGCAGCCACTCACAACTAAGGGAAAGTTATTTGACCCCAATTATACCACGTAAAGGAGCGATCCTGCAATGAAACTATATGAGTTATCGGAAGCCATGCAAGCCATTGAAGCCATGATCGAGGAAGGCGCAGAGGGGCTGGAAGACACACTGGAGGCGCTTGACCTCTCGTTCCAGCAGAAGGCCGAAGGGTGCATGAAGTTGCGCCAGAGCAAGCTTGCAGAGGCTGACGCGATTAAAGCGGAGATCGACCGGCTGCAGGCGCGTGAAAGCAAGCTGCGGAAGGATGCGG